GCAAGATTGAAAAGCTCAAAAGAAAACGGAGTTTTCATTACTTGTGAAAATGATTATACAAGCAAAAATTTTTTTGTTACGAACAATGAAATAATGGAAATTCCTGAACCATGGTCTGATTGTATTGAATTTGGGAATTATAATAAGTAATACTATGAAAACATTTGATACATTAGAAGAGCTTCACGCTGAATGGGAAGTTAATGGAGCATGTAGGGAAGGTGAAGAATTTAATCATTCCTGCAAAACATTGCAGGAGGTTTTTGAGAAGTGTCCATTGAATTTTAGGTTATGGAGAGTTAGGCATGGATATGCACAATTTGCAGAACATTGCCCATGGGATAAATTAACCGGAGCACAGTGGATGAGATTACTTATTGAAAAGCCACAATACGCAAAGTATTGTGATTGGAACAAATTGGATAATTATGACTGGGATATGCTGCTGAGTCATCATCCCGAACTCATAAAATATTGTAATGAAAAAATGGCGGAAAAACTTAATTGGGAATATCTTTTACAACGTTACCCCAAATTAAGAATATACAAACCAATTAAGAATGAATCATGAAAACTTTGATTTTGATAATATTTTGCTTTATCCCCTTTACAGCATATTGCCCGGAATCCGGTAGCAATTGGGCGGATAGATACCGCCATACAATTAATGAAAGCCGGCAAATACAATTGCGTCGGCTCTTCCGGGCATTTTGTAACGTGGAAAGTTCCGGAAATTGGCTTGCATACAATGAAAGGGAGAATGCCGGCGGAATACTGCAAATCCGTCCGGTAATGATTAATGAGGTAAACCGATTGCAAGATTCAATAAGGTTTGAGCTGCGTGACCGTTGGAATATTGAACGTTCATACAAAATCTTTGTTATTAAAATGATGGCACACAATCCGGAATTGGATATTAAAAAGGCTTGTATGTTGTGGAATGGGATAAAGACAAAAGAAAGCTATATAAATGCAATAACTTCATATTACATTAATAATATTATTTATTAACCTTTTAAAAACTATAAACATGGAAACCAACAGATTAAACGAAGCTATTAATGCGCTTGCTACCTACCAAGCCGAAAAAGACCTTTATGAGTTAAAAGACAAATTTTTAAAAATACTTCCTTTCAATTTATGGGATATACGTATTAAAGGTAAAAATTTAGATGGCCAAGAATTTGATTTTTCGCTTAAGAATACGCTTTCTTCAGATTCTTTAATTGGAAGTGAGATTTTAAAACAATTAAAAAAGGATCATGCTAATAAAATAGTAAAAGACATACTAAACAAAGCTGGTTATGAAGACATCTATCATATTTAATGTATAACCTAAAACAGTTCAGTCATGAAAAAAATTGTTGTTGAAACGAATCTTGGAAAGGAAACCATGATAATTAATACGGCATTGATTGCCTTTCTGAACCAGTTTAATAATGGAGATACTACTATTCACTTTGTCGGAGGTGGAAGTTTGAGTATTTCGCCTGATTTGGATATTGAGGATGTATATACTCTGTTGTTTTATGAAGGAAAACATCTTAAGATTGGTAATATCTATTCCGAAGAATTACCAAAAAAGTGAATGACACCCAAATAAATGCGTATAGTAAAATTCCATGATACATAAAAAATTAAATTATGACACAGGAAAAAATCGAACAACTTTCAGAGCAAATATGCTCTGAGTTCGTGACTGATAAAGATACAACAGCAACCTTTGGTGTTGATTTTGATAGGAAAGACGTCGTTAATGCCTTAATTGCTATGAGTGATGAAGTGATAGAAAACATTATTAAAGAATTGCCAACTGATGCTGAAGTAGAAGCTCAAATAAATGAGCTCATACCTCATGGCTATGGAAGTGAGGATTATTATAATGGCTTAAAAGATGGGATTAAATGGGCGTTTAATTGGCTTAAAAATAATATTTAAAATTATGACACCAGAAGAAGTGGACAAATTAGCTGAACAAATTGCTCATGAGTTTAAAAAAACTATCAATAGAGCAGTAACATACGATGAATATAGTCTCATTGTGCATAAACTCAAAAAGATGGGATATGCTGTCTTAGAAAGCATGTTACAGAAAAGAAATTCATCCTTATATTGTGAATGTTCTAATATGCCACGTCAAGTGTATATGATTAATAGTCACTTTTTATGTTCAGTATGTAATAAGCCAATTAAACATGAATAATAACAAACTTAATTAATATGAAAACATTCAACACAATCAAGGAATTTATTTCAGAATTGGAAAGACGATATGGAGACCGTGAAGAAAAGAATTTCGTAAGGAAGTTTAAAACAATACAAGAACTTGTTGAAAAATGCCCAAAACAACCAAGATATTTTTATCTGTTACAGGGATATGTTCAGTTTGCAGAACATTGTAATTGGAATGAGTTTGATGGTGATAATTGGGCAGCTTTATTAGCTATTCAGCCTCAATATGAAAATCACTGCAACTGGAAAAAATTAAAAGGGAATAACTGGTGTTATTTATTAATACATCAGCCCAAGTTTAGTAAGCATTGTTATTGGCAGAGACTTAATGGATATGATTGGGTTTCATTGCTGGAAGTTCATCCCAAATTTGCAAAATATTGTAAATGGAGTAAGTTAAATAAATTAAATTGGGAAAGATTACTAAGGTTTCGTCCTAAATTTATCCGGTATTGTAGCAAAAAAATGATAAGAAACTTAGACTGGAATTATCTTACTGCTTACCAACCGGAACTAAAGAAATTATATAAAGAAACAATTAAATCTAAAAGCCATGAGAATAAAAAGTAAAGAAGAGAGGAAGGTATATTTCAAAGCCAGAAAAGTAATAGTAAGCTGTCAGAACATTGAACAGCTTAACACGGCTATGAGATATGTACATTTAGCGTGGAAGAATGAAAGAATTTGTTATTCGGATGCTAAAAGACTAATTGAAGAATGGAAACTCAAAAACAGAGAAATATATTTGTTCGGTTAATTTATTACAAAAATGGACAAATTGGAAAAGATACGTATTTTGGTGGCATGCGAGGAAAGCCAAATTGTCACCAAAGCATTTCGTAAATTGGGTTTTAACGCATACAGTTGCGACCTTCAGTGGAGCAGCGGAGGGCATCCGGAATGGCATATCATGGATGATGTGTTAAATGTAATCAATGATGGATGGCACCTTATGATTGCTCATCCGCCGTGCACATATCTGGCTAATAGTGGTGCCGGTTGGTTATATAAGAACAATGGAGAAAAAAATCAGGAAAGATGGGAAAAATTAAAAAAGGGAGCTGAATTTTTTAAAAAACTTTTGGAAGCCGATATACCCTATATTGCTATCGAAAATCCCATACCTTTGAGATATGCTATTGAAATAATCGGCAGGAAATATGACCAGATTATTCAGCCTTTTCAATTTGGACACCCCGAAAAAAAGGCAACCTGCCTATGGCTAAAAAATTTGCCACCATTACAGCCAACAAATGATGTTAGCGAAAAAATGAAAAAATACACAAAAAAACAGATTCAAAGGTTACATTACCTTGCACCAAGCAGGGATAGAGCAAAAATTCGCTCAAAAACGTATTCCGGTATTGCGGAAGCTATGGCAAGTCAATGGGGTAATTATGTTTTACAAAATATCGTTTTATGATTATTCAGAAGAAAGATAATCTGTTTTATGTACAATTTTCATATAGACCTTATTTAGTCGAAGGGATAAAGAAAATACCCGGTAAAAGATGGCACCCAGATAAAAAATATTGGACTGTTCCTGTAGCATCCGAAAAAGAGCTGATGGAATATGCCAAAAAGCATAATTTCAAAATTATTGATGAGGAAACAGTTCAGGAAGTTATCCCAGAAATAAAGCCGTTACCGGAATTAAAAACATTTATACCATTGAAGAAAGAACTATACGAATACCAAAAGAAAGGGGTTGCGTATGGTTTAATGAAAAAGAAAGTATTGATAGCCGATGCACCGGGATTGGGGAAAACGGCTCAGGCAATTGCGATGGTAACTGCAATGAATGCTTTCCCATGTCTTGTAATATGCCCTAATAGTTTGAAAGAAAACTGGGTAAGAGAATGGGCAATGTGGACAAATCATAAGGCAATAGTTTTTTCTGATTCGATTAAAAAAACATGGAGATATTTCTATGAAAGTGGAATGGTTGATGTCTTTATTGTAAACTATGAGAGTCTTAAAAAGTATTTCGTAAATGAAATAGAAAAACAAGAGAAAAAGAAATTGAGGTTAAACCATATAAAATTCAATAATAATGCTGATTATTTTAAGAGTGTTATTGTTGATGAGGCACACAAAATAAAAGACTATAAAACGCAACAGGCTAAATTTGTTTATGGAATTGCCAAAGATAAAGAATACATAATATTGCTCACCGGAACGCCGGTAGTAAATAAACCGAATGACCTTATAACGCCATTAATGACTTTAGGATACCTGAAATATTTTGGTGGTTATAGTAACTTTGTAAAGACATATTGTAATGAACCGAATAAAAACACTCTAAAAAAGTTGAATTATTTGCTAAACAGTTACTGTTATTACCGTAGGGAAAAATCGGAGGTTTTAACTGAGCTTCCGCCCAAACAAAGGCAGATAATCAAATGCGATATAACAACCGCAAATGAATACAGGGCAGCGCTTTATGATTTAGGTGAGTATTTGAGGAAATATAAGAATGCCACCGAAGAAAAGGTTGAAAAATCACTGAGGGGTGAGATAATGGTTCGTATTGGAATTTTGAAAGATATATCAGCAAGAGGGAAATTGAATGATGTGTACGAATATATTGAATCAATACTTGAAAGTGGAGAAAAGTTAGTGGTATTTGTTCATCTTAGAGAAATTGCAGCTAAATTGAAGGAAAAATTTCCGAGTTGTGTTACCATACTCGGAGATGACAGTTTGGAAACGAGACAGAGGAACATAGACCAATTTCAAACAAACCCTGATGTAAAACTTATAGTTGCATCAATTAAAGCTGGGGGAGTTGGTATAACTTTGACGGCAAGTAGCAGGGTGGCATTTGTTGAATTAGCATGGCATCCGGCAGACATGGAACAATGCGAGGATAGGTGTCACAGGATTGGGCAAAAGGACAGTGTACAGTGTATTTACTTTTTGGGTAATAATACTATTGATGAGTGGATATATGATTTGATTGAATCGAAGAGAGATATGGCAAACACAATAATGGGAAGCAGGGAAGAAGTTGAGACCAGCATTATGGATGGGGTTTTGAACAAGTTTATGCAGGAAGAATTTTTAAAATTTCAATGATATGAGAAAGGCTGAAGTTAACATGCAAAAGGTTATATGTCGCTATTTGCGCCAGTATCATCCGAAGGTGCTTTATTATAGCGATTTGAGCGGACTATACGTTAGCTCAATTGGAGTTCGCAAAATGATGAAGCAATTGCGTTCTGGTTCCGGATGGCCAGATTTAATGATATTTGAGCCAAGAAGCAAGTATCATGGTTTGATGATAGAATTAAAGGCTGAAGGGAAGGGAGCGTTTAAGAAGGATGGGAGTTTAAAAAGTGACCCGCATTTGCAGGAGCAAAATCAGATGCATGAAAAATTGAGAGAGAAGGGGTATTTTGTAACTTTTTCTGAGGGAATAGAGGAAACCATTGACATTATCGAAAAGTATCTTAAAATGCAATGATATGGAATCAGGATATATAAAATTGCACCGGAAGATAGTAAACTGGCAATGGTATAATGATATAAACACATTTAAGGTGTTTATTCATTTACTGTTAAATGCCAGTTATGAAGATGTAAAATGGGGGAATAAGACGATAAAAAAAGGGCAATTGATTGTGAGTCTTAATCAATTAGCATCTGAATTAAAAATGTCTAAAAAGGCTATCAGAACGAGTTTAAACAAACTGCAATCAACTAATGAAATTTTAGTCGAAAAAACGAACAAATTCAGTTTTGTAACTATCTGTAAATATGACACTTACCAATACGCACAAAACGGTAAGGGCACACAAAAAAACGCTGTAACTGATTCAGAATCATATATGTTACAAGAGCCAGTAGTGAAAAAAGGGCACAGTAAGGGCACACAAAAGGGCACACAAAAGGGCACACAAAAGGGCACACAAAAAAGTACCTTAAAGGGCACACAAAAGGGCACACAAAAGGGCACACAAAAAATCGTCGGAAATAATTTAATATCAATGGTTTCAGAAGGTGAGGGAGAAAAAAAGGGCACACAAAAGGGCACACAAAAGGGCACACAAAAAAGTACCTTAAAGGGCACACAAAAGGGCACACAAAAGGGCACACACTTGGGCACACATATATATAAAGAAATAAAAGAAAATAAAGAAATAGATAATACTAACGTATGTAATCTAAATACTAACTTAAGTACTTATACTAACGTCTCTGGAACCCGCAAAAATTTTTTGCAATCATCTGACGATGATTGCTGCCAAAAAGAAAATGACAATGAAATTTCTGATAATCAACAAAATACAAATACAGGAAGCAGCATTCCGCCGGCCGCTGAACCCGAAAAAAATATCAATTATTCTGATAATGAAGTAATTACACCCGAAATTGTGCCAGCGGAAGAGGTTAATAAAAAAATTGCAGCCAGCGACAAAGATTTTGTGGATGAAATTCTGGATATATTTCGCAGTGTGTACTTGGAAAGTTATGGTGAAGAGTATGAGATTATCAATAGAGGCAAAGAACGTTCGGCTATTGGCAAATTGATAGCTATGTACAAGAAAAAACACCCGGAAGGAACAAGAGAGCATTGTCTGACAGCTATGCGTGATTTTTTCCAGATTGTAGTAAATGTTCAGGATTCATGGTTAAGAACCAATATGAGTCCTAACATCATAGTGAGTAAGTATAACGAAATCAAAAAATTAGTAAAGTATGGAAAATCAGGGAAAGGAGCAACTACACCCGAAATTGTTGCAGCAGTCAATAGAGCCTTTGAAGCAAATACATGACAATTCTTTGTCGGTTTATGGCGGGAATGTTGTTACAAAGCAAGTGCTGATTATGGAACTGTTAAGGTTAAAGAAAGCGTTTCCGGCAATAACGAATGATTTCGTTGATATATTAGCCGAAATGGTTATCCGGGAGCGGTTTACTGAGCAGAGGTTACATGATGCTATTGACCACTTGATAAAGACTTACGAGTATCAGCATCCGACTGTTGCTTCGGTACTGAAATATGACAAGAGGGTACAGTTTCATTCTTATGCCGATATGTGCGATATGGTTGATAAGTATGGGAGTGGGGTGTGGGAGATGTATCAAAAAGTCAGGTTACAGGGACAAAGTAAGCCAGTATGGGTGAAAAAATCAGATATTGAAACATACAACCTAAAACATTTGCTTTACGAAGAAAAATGATTGATACTTTGGGAATATTTGATAAATTTTTTTAAATTTGAGGAAGGAAAAAATCTATCAGAAAAAAGTGTTAATTATATGATTTCCAATTATGTTTAACTTTTAAAATTTTTAAGTTATGAGAAAGTTTATGTATTTCATTGGCTTATTTAGTCTGATTCTTGTTTCACAGGCTAATGCGCAACTGGTTGATACTTACGTGAATATGCGTAAGGATGTTGTAATGAATGAGTTCAACGAGCAGGGAATTGTTGTTAAGGAGGAGTATTGGTACGAAACATACTTGCTTACCATAGCGAGTAAGGAGTATGACAATCTTACAGCCAACTTTTATCTGGCTTTTGATAGGGAAACAATGAACTGTTACTTGGAAATAAAGACATTAAAATCAAAAGTCGAAGGGGTAACAGCGTGGGACTTACTCGGGTTTATCCTGAAGGATTACGGTTATGTTGCCAGCAGGGTTAGAGGAGGTGTAACATTCTATGCAATGTTAAACACCAGTCATTATTTCAGTGTTTACTTTGTTGATGATAGCCATGAGTATGGGAATAGTTTCACTATCTTTTCAGTAAACAGCACAAAAGACCCGATTGAGGTTATTAATTTGGCTTATAAATATTACAAAACAGAATAAACCGAATAACGAGATTGGATATGAAAGTAAGATTTAAAAAACTATCAGAGAATGCCATTGCGCCGATAAAGGCGTATAATGGTGATGCTTGTTTTGATTTATATGCTACATGGGTAGCCGTTAATGTTGCGAAGGAATACATTAAGTATGGCACTGGTATAGCAATAGAGATACCAGAAGGGCATGTAGGATTGGTTTTCCCTCGCTCATCTATTGTAAACACGCCGTTTGTCTTAAAAAATTCCGTAGGTGTGATTGATTCTGGGTACAGGGGGGAAATAACAGTTGTGTTTACGAATGTGAATACGGTTGACCCTCTCAAGGGATATAGGGAAGGTGAAAGGATTGCGCAAATATTGATTCTGCCTATCCCGGAAGTCGAATTAGAGGAGGTTGACGAATTGTCGCCTTCGGAAAGGGGTACTAACGGTTATGGAAGTTCGGGGTTAAAATAAAAAACTTTTGGGGGTATTTTAAAAGAAAATACCCCCAACTAATATAACATATTACTCACGTGGTAAAATTCAAAAAAAAGGCATTTAAATGAAAAATTCAAAAGATATGAAAAAAAGAAGAGTTACACTGAAGGCATATTACAGTGAATTAAGGGCTAAAAGTCCTGCAAAAGAGTTCATTACGGAAGTATGTCAAAAATGTGACGTAACTAAACAATCAGTTTACAAGTGGATGAAGGGAGAAATAATCCCGGATAAGCTGAAAAGAGAGGCTATTCTAAAGATAGTCCGAAAAGATTATCCGCAAATAACTGAGAACGAACTATTTAACATTTAATCAAATTTTTTTCACAAAAAACTTGCTTTTTTAAAAAAGTGTTTTAATATTTGTAGCGTTGTTTTAAAAAAATTATAAGGCTATGAAACAATTGAAAATAACTCGGACAATCACGTCCCGTAACGATTCTATCAATCGTTACTTTAACGAATTGGAAAGGATTCCTGTTGAAAATCAGGAGTCTATTTATGAATTGGTGAGAGCCGGAGATAAGGAGGCGATAAACACCCTTATTGCCAACAATCTTCGGTTTGTTGTTTCTGTCGCAAAGCAGTATCAAAATCAGGGGTTGTCGTTAGACGACCTTATACAGGAGGGAAATGTTGGGTTGGTGGTAGCAGCCCAGAAATTTGACCCTTCTCGTGGGTTTAAGTTTATATCTTATGCCGTATGGTGGATAAGGCAGTCTATTCTTATGGCTATTGATACCCACAAGAGGCAGATACGTATTCCCATTAACATTCTTCGTTATTCCGGGAAGGTTGAAACTGAAATTCAAAGGATGTTGTCGGAAAACGAAATACCGACGGTTGAGGATGTAGCAAAAAACACTGGGCTAAGTGAAAGTTTAGTCCGGTTTATAATGTACCACAAAACAAGCTATGTAAATTTAGAGGCTTCTATTCACGATGATACGGATAGCAAGGTGATAGACATTGTCGAAAACAAAAATTCACCAAGTCCGGATGACGAATATCATAGAATAAACCGCAATGAAATGATAATAAAGGCACTCAGCATGTTGTCTGAGAAGGATGCCTTAATCATCAAAAAGCGGTTTGGCATTTTAGGTGAAGAGCAAAAAAGCATTACAAGCATTGCCAGTGAGTTAAAGATAAGCAATACTGCTGTAACGACAAGATACAAGAAGGCGATTAAAAAACTGCGCAAATACGATGCGTTAAAGGAGTTTTTGAAATGAAGCCTATGTTTTTGAATTTCAATTTTGGCGCCCACCCTCAGAACCTTATAAGGAAAAATTTTTCCATCCTTTGAACCTAATAAGAGAAAAAGTATTAGATTTGCAACACAGCTTTTCGTTATTTCTGATTTGGCAGGGCTGAAATATCGGGATGATATTCAGCCCTGTGTTTTTTTGAGCAAGCATAAAAAAAGCCGGAACAGTGTCCGGCTTCCTTTAAGTATTTTTACTTATTTTTTCTTCGGCAATAAGAACGGTATGAATAGCAGTATTGAAGGGATAACTGCCAAATATCCTTTCATATTAATAGATAACAAAAAGGCGCATGGTAGCATGATAAGGGCAGGGATTGCCCAAACTGTATTCTTTTTTACCATGATAATTGCCATTATCATCCAAATAAGCAAAATCGCAATCATAGTGTTATAATTTTTATTGTTTATCATACTGGGATAGGTATTTGAGAATAACCAGTGTCAGTAAATATCATACTATCAATTAGTTGCATTTGCATTAATTTACATGCAGCAGCAACTTCTTTCGTCATTTGTATATCAGCTTCGCTCGCAATAAGACTACCACCTGGGTGGTTATGTATTATTGCAATAGATGTACTATTGCACAGTATTCCGTGCTTTATTATAAGCCTGACATCATAAGTGCTTCTGCCAATACCTCCCATACTTATTTTAATTTTCTTTATAACATCCAGACTATTTGATAAATAAACCACCCAGATTTCCTCGTGGTCTAAACCCATTAAGTGTGGTTTCATTAAGTTATATAACTTAATGGGTTCATTTATTTGATTAACTTCAGTAAGTAGTGTTTTGGAAAATTCTTTATAAAACTCTATATACGAATAGATTTTTAAGGCGCTATCATTCTTTATGTTATAATTAGCCTGTAATTCCTCCACTGTCATTTTAAGCAGAGAGTTTGCTGAGGCTTCTATTTTAGAATAGTCCTCTTCATCTATTATGTTTTTTAAAATTTCTTTCGTCGTTTTCATAAGAAACATATTATATCATGTTAATTATTTCATTTTTTTCCTCCGTCTCCAGCTCATAGTCACCGTCATTGACAGTGACTACACCACCCTCCACCTTAATTTTATAAATAAAAATCTCCGTGTCCGGTATATACCCCCGTGACGGGTTCATATTCCTGTAATCCAATTCCAAATTTGTAAACGCTTCTTCATACGAAGATGCGATTTGTTTGTTTTTTAACGCATCCAGCAGGTCGTAACCCGCTCTGTGGTACGCATAAAAAATTTTCTTTTTCATAGTTGTAAGATTTAATGTTTAATAATTAAGTAAATGAAAAATCCCGCCAGTAAAGAAATGGTGGTGATAAGAATAAAGGCTTGTAATGAAAAGTTTTCGATAAATCCCATAAGGAATGTTATAACAAGTACGGCAAGGGGGGTGTATTTGCTTCGTTTAGCCGTCAAATAGGCCAACCAAAGTGTACTTATAAAAAATAGTAAGATTACAATTGAGTTCATAATTCTTCAATTTAAAGAAATTTCAGCAACATATCCAACATTGATTAGTTTGGTCGGCAAGCCGGGAAATAGCATTTTAATTACAGCTTGCGCCTCAATCTCATTTTGAGCGACTATCTTTTTTATTATAGGCTCATCGCCGTACGTGACGGCAAAAGTGCATATCATTTTCATATATCAATTAATTTTATAAATTGTACCATCATCAAAAAATAAGGCATCGTGATTATAAATCTCATCAATAATTCCTTCGTCGCTATACCAATAACTAAATTCCTCGGTAAACGTGTTGCTTATTTCTCTAAAGCAAAGCCTTGTCAAATCGTAAAAGTTATATCGAAAATCGGGATGTTCTAAAAATTTGTATATAGGGCTTAATATATCATCGTCGTAACATACTCCAGTTAAAACTGTATCATTTGTAAGTATGATACGTGAATGGTAACTATTTGAATATTTACCATTTGCATGTTTATGGGTTGTTATACAAGGATGATATACTGGTCTATCATCAATTGACAGGTGACCAAAGTATTTGCCGACGAAGAGTTTGTCTCCAAATCTATTCCATATAGCCTTGGCTAATCTTTCTCCTGTCAGAGAAAGAAAATTATCATCCAGTTCGATACGATAATCGTTTCGCCACGGTTCTATATAGTCAATATTTCTATAATTTATGCAAAAAAGATTACAAAAAGCCTCAACAGTGTTATCATATTCAGATTGGTAAAAATAATCACCATCTCTGAATTTTTTTCTGTAGTCTTCAATAGCGTTAGATTTTGCTGTTGAAGATAATTCATCAAAGGGATAAACGTTAATTGTTTTCATAGCTTTATAGTTTTTAGGTTAATATTAAAATGGGCAAATTATGAGAATAATTTCATTTTTATTATTGACAATCTGGTAGTAAATAGCAGATTTTCCTTTCAGTTTATCAAAATTTACTTTTATATGAAAGGACGAATATGTACGAATAAAATCTTCGCAATCAATAATTACACCAGTTGATTTTTCTGTAAAATCATCTGGCGTCATTAATAATTTTTTGCCTACATACTTTGGAATACCTTCCAGGTTATCCCATTTGTGGTATATTGCTATCCCAGATTCAGGGTATAACACTATACCTTTCGATGTTTTGGTCAAATCAATTAGACGTTTCATATCACTTTTTTTTTAGGAAATATAATAGGTTCGTTAAAATACATTCTTAACGTTTCTTCCAATTTATCTTTTGATGATATATTTAGAGTAAATATAATTCTTATTTTGTTCGGCGTGTATTTTGTAATATTCACAAAACCTTGCCACACAAAGGCTTCAAAATCACCTTTTACAAATTTGTTTGAAGCCACATAATTAAATCCGAATTTTAAAAGTATTTGTTCCATGTTAAAAAATATAAGTTAGAATATAAACTATCTCCTAATTCATAGAACAGATGCCGGTTTAGTATGATAATTTTATTTTTATTCATAATCACAAGCCGGCTTCCGTTAATAATAGATTGAAGGTATTGCAAATAATTCATATCTTCCAATCGGTTAACGTCAATATCTTTAGCGAACATGTATGTATCGCTAAACTTCCTATTGCCATAGCCGGCTATTATGCCGTTATGAACAATAGCGGTATTTTCGTTAACGGCAATAGGCTGAGTATTAGCAACATCAATACGCCCGTGTGTCGCAAAGCGAAAGTGCAACACAATTGTGCCGTTAAATTTTTTTCTAAGGTTATAATATTCCTTTATAACCTTATCATTGTTCAGATTTTTGTAAATGTTCAGATGGTCGGAATACCACATCATACCAGCTCCGTCAGGGTTGTAGGCCGATGCCTGACGAAGTATATTGCGGGATAATGTATCCCGCCTATTTATAATGATTACGCACATATTCTAATAATTTAATAACTATATCCGTTTTCCGCAAATCTGGACTCAACCCTACGTATAGCGGAAATGGTTTGTCATAATACGTAAGGTCGTCGGTTATATAGTTGACTGCACCAACTGCGACAGCCAATTCAGGCAGCCGTGGGCAGTATAAGATATTTTCACCACGTTGCTTCTTCAGCCCGAAAAATACTACCGGAACAGGCAGTTTGAAGTCCGGTACATCAACAAATACTCCATAATAATCATCTCTATATGAGAATGAGTATTTGTTTGTGATTTCGCTGGCACTCACCCAGTTATTATTAATGGGGTGGTGCTTATTTTTTGCAGCCTTGTCAATTTCCTGCAGCAAGGTTGCAAAATCATGCTTATTTAAGAAGTGCTTATAATTGTTATATTCTGGCGCAACAGGGTCGCCAGTCGCCGTCAGGTTATATTTAACAACACTTAAGGCAATCTTGTAAGCCAACTTAAGCGTCAGCTTACACAGTAACGGGGTCGCCAGCCACCCAGCCGGCAGGCTTCGGTACTCAAATCCGTACCTTTTGGGCTCGATAGCGCTTTTATAGTTGTACCCTCCTCTGGCACTGCCCTGCAGCTTATCAAAAAGGGGGTAAACATAGCTATCCATAGCAGCGGCAATCTTATAAGCCTTGCGATGAATAGCAAAGTGGATATGCCCGCCTATTGCGTAAGTGTCGCCCGCAATAGTCAGGCGTAAGCCCTCCTTGTCAGCCTGCTTAATTATTTTGCGCAGGCTGAAATATACCGAGTTCCAGCTCCCAGGCAATGGGCGTAACTCAGCAACCTTCGGGCAGCCATCCAACCCGAATGGTTCATTATTATATGGGTCGCTGACATAGTTATCGGCATCAACTACATGCCCATAACTATTCATGAGTTCAACTTCTGGGTCAGCGCCCATCATTATATATCTTTTTTTGCCCATTCTTTTCTTTGCTTTTTTTTAAATGCCAGCCAGGGGGTTTAGCCCTGACTGGCGTAGGTCTTACGATTTTTCCATTATCGTGAAGGGTCGGTTATAAGTCCGACAACTACCCTTGCGGGCAACCCGCAGACAGCTCACCGGATGTTACTCCGGCTTCCTTGCATTTTTACACCTCCGTCCCTGCGGCGACTTCGGCAACCTTAACACTTTGTGCCAGTTACTGTACTTCGCTGTGCACGCCCGGATAAGGATAGGCTAAATATCTTTTACCTCCTGGGCTTCATTACTCCAATCCCCCGACCGCCACTGTCGGGGCATATCGTCATGGGCCGTGGCCGCCCTATATCTTACAGGGTTATCCAACCATGATTATACCCCCAGCCGGCATATGCCAATTGAAGGGCCTCGGACACTTCCCGGCGGCTGCGGAATACCCTCCCTTCAAAGGGGTATTCCTTACCACCATTAACAACGAAATACGGACGATATCCTCCGTCCACATTTTCAATTTTTACTCTTGTTTTCATGGCTTTTGTTTTTTTGGTTTTAATTACGATTCAAATATACATCAACTTTTTCCAGTTTGCAAGTTTTTTGCGTATTTTTTGCGCACTTTTTTTGAAAAAAGTTTGAACTCGCTGTAAATCAGCAAGTCACAAACGTAATTTAGAATGATTCTTAATAAGTCGTCAAACCAGCTCGCAGAGCGGATTTCAGCCCTATATGCATTGCGATATTCTTACGTCGCCTGATATGTGTGATATATAGCTGTCTTTCAGCAATTTACCAGCTATTTCTATGATGTAATATACATTGCTGTACCCGCTTTTACTGGCTATAAGTGGTTTATCTCCTTTCGTTGCTGTTGCAATAACGGGATAATAAGGTGTGTAGTCGTTTAGACTTCCGTATATAGCCATTGCGACGATGTTGTTGCCGGAATCTAACAGTCCGTTAACGGTTATATGCGAGAGGTGTTTATTAACCCCGTCGCTGGATATTTTGACAGGTAACGTCAGGATGTAGCAGTCCGTAGGCTCGTCGTAATCTTCTGTGGTCAGGTCGTATATTTTGCCGTTATTTATTCCGTGAGGTTTATTGCCGTACATTATTATATGGTAGGTATCCGTCCGCTTATACCACATTCTCGTCTCAACGTTGTACACCAACGAGTAGTTGTAATCCGGATTGCAGATGATTAGCTCATTGTACGTGTCGTCAATTATCAGCTGTCCGTTATCTATCATTGACAGATAGTCGTTATCATTGCTCAGATAGCCGACTATTGCCGTCAGGTTAGTCGTCAGCTTGTCGTGTACTGCGCCGGTTATTCTGTTACCTTTAGTTATTCCGGCAATGATTTCCTGCATAGCTACCGATCGCCCTGACTGCCATAACTGCAACCCACGGTTGCTATTATATATTATGTATCCCTGCCCCGACAGAGTTGGCCCGGTTATGCCCGGTTCACCGCCTATAGCTACATTTCCTTGCGGATAGCCTTCGGCAGATAACTGCACGGCTACCAGCCCGTTAGTTGTTATTACAATAATTGGGTGCGTTCCGTGAGGTTCGGTAGCCAATGGTGACGTATTGATTCCTATGCCAGTCACCGTGCCTGCCAACGACAGCCTGTAAGCAGGAGGCGCAACGAGCGGATTATCAATGTTCGTCACCGCAACGACGTTCTGCAATGGGTGGGTGATGTCAGGTGCGTACCCCGCATGTGGGAATCCTGACAGGTCGGTTCCTATTTGGGTGTAAACATCCCTTTGATTCAGGGATGGAATATCTACGGTATCATTTTCGTTATGGTCTAAAATACCGTAAGCCAGATTCAGGAATGGGTGTTGGTACAGGGTATAAGATTTAATGATATAGTAGTTAGGGTCGTTATTAGGTTTAACGACGACGTTAATTTTGTATGCGTTTACATGGGGGTAAGAGATGATAAGGGGCAGGTATAGGATATTTGAATTTATGCTAAAGGAGGAGCGGGTGATGATAGTACCGGCGCTGGTACGGATGAATGTATCGAGTGATATTTGGTATGTAGAGCCTGAGAAGTTGAATGGGGAGAATACAGTGAGTGGGTATCCGTTATAATATTTGACAGTGATATTACCGTGCCAGATAGCGGAGTTATAGACGATAGAGGTTTTGGAGTGTAGTTTATGGAGGGAATTAGGGTCAACCTGAATCATTTCGAGGGCAGACCAAGTATTGAATTTAGGCAGGGTAATTTGTTTGCCGTTGGTAGTAGAGAGTTCTTCGAGAGGGATAGAAAGGATTTTAAAGAGTTTATTTTCTTGGAGGAGTTGTTTGAATTTATAAGGTTGGTGATATGATTCTATTTCTTGGTTATTGATTTGTGGGTATTTACCGGAGGAGTTGAATTTAGATTTAGGTTCGGAAGCCCAGATGGTGACATTTTTGATAATGTTTTTGTAATTATTTTTGAGAGTAGATATTTCGTTATTAAAGGTAGCAGGGATGACGTAGAATAGTTGAGCTGGGTCGAGGTTACGGATGCGAACGTAGTATTGAGGTTTGCCTTTGACGAGTTTAGAGTCCTTGACGTGATATACGTCGTTTGAGTTCCCGGCGTAAATAGTTCGTAAGGGGGAAGGTGAGACGTGGGTGCCGTCGTATAGTTCGTATGTAATGACATATGAGATATAACCTTCGACGAGGTTTTCATTTTCGTACCATTCTTGTAGTTTGGTAAAGACGGCTGAGTTGATGGCGTTGATGTAGTCTTCGTGTTCGCTTTTGTCGGTAACGTTGACAGAAATCTGACCTTTGTCAATCATATTAGCTGTGAAATACAGGCAGATGGGGTCAGGGAGGGATGGTATAAAGCGGTAGGAATTTATTTCGGTGTCGAACCAGATATAAGAAGTATCCTTGTCGGTATCGTTAAATATGACGACCATATTCCCGACGTATTGGAATCGTACTTTCTTGTTGGTATATATGTATGTGACTGGTGTAGGTTCGCCGGTAGAAGTATTGATAATGTCAACATAACCGGTATCGGAGTTATAACCGATGAGGTTTGTTGAGCCATTAGGCAGGTTATGGGCGAAAAAGGTATAATTACCGGAAGGTACTTTGAGGCCGGTATCATGTTTTTTACCGACCGGTTGCCATGAGCCGTTACGGTTACGGAGGTTAATAATTTCGGCACAATATACGTCTGGAGCGACATTTTCCGGTATATTGTTAGCCATACCTTTTAAGGTAAACCGATATTGATTATTTGTTTTCATGGTTATTCGGTTTTAAGTTTTTGTTTTCAGATTCTTTTTCGAGTTTTTTAATTACTTGGTCTTTATTGGTTATTTCATCAAGTGGTTCGACGTCTTGGACGTTAGATAGTTCTTTTTGCTGTTGAGGGAGGAATTGATTACCGAAGAAGACATAGGTTTTGTTGTTTTGGAAAGTTTGTTCAGCCTCTTTACGACCCATAACACCCATAGTTTTTTCAATTGATTCGTCGAGATATTTAAGGAGGTTGACTACACGGTTGAGGTCTTCTTCCATCATGAGGAGTTTTTTGGCACGTTCAATAGCTTGCATTTTGACGTCCCAAGCACGCTTCATGAAGGTGGCTATGTGTTTTTTTTGTTCGTTATTAACGACCTGAAGAGCCGATTTTATTTCTTTTGAGTTGTCAAGTACGTCTTTACCGTACATTTTTTCCCACTTTAAAAGGCTGCCTACCGATATATTCAGTTCACGAGATGTTTTGGAATAGTTCATTCCATTTGCTTGAAGCATTTTGAGGGCAGCTATACGCTCGGCTATGCTGTATTTGCGCATCAATCTGTCTTCTGTTTTGTCCATATTTATTTGAGTTTTAGTTCATTTCATATACAAAAAGATATATTATAAATCACTCAAAGTTAATACTTTATTTTACTTTAGTTCAACCAAAAAATTAGTAAAGATGGATCCGGTAACCATTGCTCAAATAGCTGCATTGCTGTCCAAAGGTGTTTCAATGGCTGGTAATGCCAGACAGAACTGGCAGTATCAGAATATGATAAACAATGAAAAATCAAATGCCTATAACTGGTATAATGCCTTAACAAGACAGCCATATATGCAAAGAGCCGACGCACAAAGCACAATAACCCAGTTAACTGGCATGCTCAAAAAGAATATGAGCCAGATGGCGAACCGGTCAAGGGTAATCGGTGGAACACCTGACGCATTGAACTCGTTACAGAGCGGTGCCCAAAATACAGTAGCTAATACCGTAGGCAGAATGGCTGGCAATGCCGACCTGCAAAAAATGAGAGCATACCAGTTGCTCATGTCACGACTGAATCAGCTAAATACTATGCAGGCTGGCAGATATAATGCTAAGATAAATTCATGGAACAACATTTCTGCCGACGCCAATCAGGTTCTTAATACCTTACTCATGTCTCAAATGGTTGGCGCTAAAGGTCTGCCAACGGGAGCAACAAATGGCATTAATATGAATAACTTGAGTAGTATTATTTACAGATACCTGCAAGGTGCACCGAAACTCAACGTACCGAAACTCATCCCATAAACAATATATAAAATGAACAACAACGAAGATGATGTTTTTGGTCAACTAATTAACAACTTAATTGCCAATAAGCCTACCTATAACCAGCAGGCTGCAAAAAATTACGAGAAGGTGGCTAAAACAAGCGCCTTCCTCGATGCTATTCAATTGCTCACAAAAACACTTGGTGGCATAGGAGGCGCTACCGTAAATAGAGAAGAACCCAATCGAGTGGTGCCTAATGCCCTCAACATGTATAACAACGATTACCAGAAATTCAAAAATGACCTCGACCGGTGGAATAGTATCTATTCAAATATAATGCTTCAAAAACTTGCCAACGATAAATGGCAAAAACAATTTGATGCAGAACAACAATATAGAAATGCACAAATTGATATGCAAAAATTACGTACATTAAATAGCAAAAAAATTACCACAAGCACAAAAGAACAAAAACCATTCTACACTCTTATTGATTCAAAAACAGGTACTAAACTTCACCTGCCGACACAAGGCGACTTCGACTACCTCTGGAACCAAATACGAAATGCCTACCTTAACGGAGAATATCAAGGCAAACTTTCACAGGAAGATGACCTGTCAATGAAAAACTTTATTGACCCTCAATTTAAAAATGAAACACTGAGAAAATCATTATTGAACAAACTATGGCTATTGCATCCGCAAATTTATAACGACCTGATTACTGGTAAAACACCATATATACCGTTAACAAATACAAATAATTTGATGCCACAGACAAATACACCAACTCAGACAAGTAAACCAACTCAGACAAATACATCAAGTCAGACAAGTACAATAACACAACGGCAACCGGTGGTAACTGAAAATAAACAGAAGGCAAACGCTGTTAAACAAGAACCTACACAAACAACGACGAGAACAGATACAATACGTGGCAAGAGCGGTATAACAATGGAACAATTCCAAGACCTGATAAGACTTGGACAGAAACTACAAAGAATACAAGAAGCACAGGCAAAAAAGAAAAAAAATAAATAGCCATGATTTATCTTGAACCTGAAAAAAACAATAATTTAATTCTTCCTTTGGAAAACAATGAGGCTGAAATTAACCTGTCATTTACAAACCAGCCAGAACAAGAACAACAGGAAGAAAGCACAACCATTCCAATACAAACAAACCAACCTCAACAACCGGTAAAAAATATTACACTGACACAACCTGTCAGTGACAAACAAAGCAATAAACCAGAAGAAACTTATGAGGAAGGACTTACTACACCTGATATAAAAACTATCAATCACCTTTTTTCTATTACAAACAAAAAAAGCATTGACCCCGATAACCCAGTTATTGACGAAAATACAGTAAAAAACTATTTCAACGCTTTATACCATTTAGGTAAAAATGAGTTTGGAGACCAGTTTAATCCACCTAAGGAGTTTGAAAACCTTGCTTTTGAAAAAGGTTTTGGTAAAGGTTTTAAATCCGGACTGAAACAGATTAAATATGATTTTCAATATCTTTCTCAAGAACTTAGTAAAAAGTTTGATGAAAATTTAGTATATGAACTTGACGATGATATTCGCTCAGGAATATGGGATACAAGTAAATCACCTGAACAGTTAGAACAAGACCTGAAGTTCTTTCGTGAAAAAGAACAAGAAGAAGCTGAAAAAAGAAATCAGTTACAAAGACAACCAAGTGCCCTTTCATTTGGAGTTTCCCCTGTATTTGATACAACAAGTGCTATCAACAATCAAACTGATGAAGAAAAATTTTATGCCAAGAATGCAACCAAAACAGAACTGTGGCTGAACTTACTCAAACAGTTTGATGGTGACACCGAACAGGCAAAACAATTTCTGCATCAGTTTAAATCTTCAATGGCACCACATGAAGCCAAACAAAGAGAAATAATCAAAGAGAAATTCAATATACCTGAAGGGAAAGGACTGTTTTATGACATAGGCAATATGGCACCACAAGTTGCGCCTATTGCTATATCAATGGCAGTTAGCCCTGTTGCCGGTTCCACTGTTTCAGGAATTTTAGGCACAGTCGTAGGTACAGCTATGGCATCAATGACAGCTGCTGATGCCTTGATGAACTACGACCAGTATATGCATGACAAAGGTTATGCTATTGACCCAAAAGAAAGATTTGGTATTTCCATTTCAGCTGGTATTGTTGAGTATCTTACAGAAAAAATTCCTTTTGACAAGGTGTCAAAAAGACTTGTCAAAGGAACATTGATGAAAACAATTCTATCAGAAGGAGGCGAAAAAGGATTTGAGATTCTTGAAAAATATCTGCCCAAAGATTCCAGATTGAAAGTGCTTTATAATAAAGCAATTAAACTATTAGCTGAAGGTAACAATGAAGGACTTGAAGAAGTAACCTCAGAAATAAACCAGATACTCGGTGAACATATCTACCAAGATAAAGCAGACTGGCAGTCATTCAACGATATGGCTAATAGAATAAAACAATCCTATGTTGGTGGCGCCATGATGCGTGCTATGCTTGTCCCTGGCGAAGTTGGAATACAACATGCACAAAGAAAAATACGCTGGAACAATCAGGGTGTTAACCTTGCATCAGCAAAGGACGGTACCATTTTTGAAGTATTAAATGTTGACTACGACAAAAATAATCCTAAAAATACAGTTTACCACGGCGAAACAAAAGATGGCAGAGAAGTCGAATATAAGGCTTCAGAACTCGACCATTTTGTCCATTTTGAACCTGACGAAGTAAAACAATACAATGATGCCCTACAAACTGCCGATAAGGCAAAAATAGAGGCAACTAAACAAAATATCATTGAGAAACGAGTACAAAGAACTAAAGATGAAGCACTTGGTCTATTCAATAGTCTCGGAGTAAAAACCGTTGACCCCAATACCGGTAATGCTGTTGTCAAAATAGCTGATGACAAATATGGAAATAGCTGGTTGATTATTGACGAAGATGCTGATAATAACACAGCCGTAGTAGCAAAATTCAATCCGCAAACATCAGAGATTTCGGACGAGCGTAAAATGATGAATGCAAACGATTTCACCAATATTAGCATATTCGACACTGACCAGCTTGCCACCGAAATAGCAGAAAATACAAGACCAGTAGTAACTGAAGAACTCGGATTAAACCAGCCAACAGAAGAAGAACAAACACAGCAGACAAATGCTGAACCTGTTCTTCCGGTTGGAGTAGCACCCGGTAAGACCATTACCTTCCGTAACCAAAAGTATGTTGTCAGTGAAATAAAATCTGATGGTAAAATTTACGCTGACCCAGTTGATTATGAAGCTAATGCATCAACAATCATAACACCTGACCAGTACAAAGAAATACAAATCGAAGGTGCAAATACACAGGCTAATCAGACTGCGCCACAAGCTCAACCCACCGCCGAACAGACACAGCCGGAAGCACCCACCGCCGAACAGACACAGGGACAAACAAACACTAATCGCATATCTATTGATTTACAAGGAAATAAATTCAATGCAACAGTAAGTAATGATGGCACCATTATTATTGATAATGTGTTTGAAGGTGCAACCGGTAAAGAAGAAGCTGAACAATTAGTTCATGCACTCAATAAAGAATATGACAATAACCCAGCTTTTGAATTAGTCAAATTGCCAAAACAAACCGATAACACAATTGAAAAACCAAAATATCAAATAATTGCTAAACCGAATCAAAATGAAAAACCTCAAGAACAACCTGCATCAACTAATAAAATTACAGGAACAGGGAACATTGAAACCCAAAAACAAAATAAAACCGAGAAAACTGAACAAAAAGGACAACCTGAAACCAAAACCGAGATAAAAAACGTAGCCAATACTGAGAAAAAAGAAACCAAACCTCAACAGGAAGTAACAAAGACTTATGATGAACAAGTAAATGACTTCATTAATGACTTTTTAAAGAAACATAACGAAGATGTAAACTGGTTTCTTGTTTATCGTGGTTTGAGGCATAATGATACCAACGACATAAGATATTATCTTGATAAAGGTAAACTTTCATTGGCTGAATTGAAAGAATTTATTGACGAATATAATAATCAGAATTTTGCTAAGGAAGATGTAAGTAAAATTATGAATACTACATACGAAAGGGTGAAGGAATCTTACGAAGAAAGTTTAAAGAAAGAAGCCAAACTTCAGTCTGAAAAAGAAGCAAAGGAAACTACGCCAAAAGCAAAAGAAGCTGCACCGACAATGACTGAAAAACAGCCTGAAACAAAGGCTGAAACGAAAAATGTTGTTTTCACTGAAGAAGCATACGAGGCTGCACTAAAAAGGCTCAAGGAAAGATTTGGTAGATTAAATGCCGGTATTGACCCCACAATTCTTTCTGACGGTATAATCGTTGGAGGTTTCTACGTTGAAAAAGGTATTCATAAATTTGCCGAATGGTCTAAAAAGATGCTTGAGGCTGTTGGCAAAGAAATACAACCATATCTTAAATCAATATACCGTGCTGTAAAAACTTGGCCGGGCATGGAAGAATATGCCAAAAATATGGACAGCGATGAGTATATTGAAAAGTACAATTTTGAACAGGAAGAGAAGCCGGAAACTCAGTTGGAAACTCAGATGGAAACTCAAAATAAACAAGAAAGTTTAAAAGATATTACAGAATTAAAAGAAGAATCAAAGAGTGAAGTTCCAAAAGACAAAACCAAAGTATATATTGACAATGAACCGGTTGACTTTAAAGATGCTGTAATGGCATACTTTCAACTTAAAAATTTGTTGAATGTAGAAATAAAGAACAAGAAGGCAGCCAAAGATGAAAATTACTCATTTTATAATAGCGAATTGGAAACATTAGGTGAAGCTATTAAGAAGTATGCTAATGCTATTGATGAGTATCTTAAAAATAACGAAGCACCAGACCCGGAATTAGAAAAACAATACACTGAATCAAGAAAAAAGATTACTGATAAGTCACCATTGTTAGAGTACAAACAAACCAAACATACAAAAACCGGTGAAACACTTCATGTTGGTATTATCAAATTTAAAGTCGTCAATTACAAAGACCTTGTTAGAGCTGTAAATGAAATTGACCCAAAGGCATATTATTCAACATTTGTCAAAGGGTTTATATTCAGCAATGAAGAACTTGCAAAGAAAGCAATCGAAACTATTCATGCAATAGATTATACGATTGATACCGAAGGTATATTCACACCGACGGTAGAAAAAGCTGCAAAAGAAACTTATCAGGTAGCAAAAGATTTACTTAATAATAAGGATAAGGTTCTTGTAATTAAGGTACCAAAAAATGAAAATACTAAGGCTGAAATCAAATATGAACATCCTTTAACCGATTCGGATAGATTATTGAAATATCCCAATTCTGAAGGAGATATATACTCATACACATTTTATAAAAATGGCAAACTTTCATATACAATGGAATTTGCCGTATTGCCTAACGAAGGAGTAATATATCCCGTAAGAGTTGACGAACAAAAAAATGACGGTAAAATTGAACATGGAGAATGGATATTGAAGGGAGTTATCTATCAAGGGTATGATGGTGGAAATTATGAGTCGGCAATTTCTGCAATAAAACAAACATTCATAATAGCTAAAAAATACGGATATGGAAACGAAGAAAAACCCGAAACTAACCCCGAAGCAGTGGGACAACGTGTACAGATTATTGAAGGTCAAGAAAAGGCTGTTAGAGACGAAGCGGAAGCTCGAAGCAACGAGGCAAGAAATTCTGGCAAAACAGAAAGACTGACAGAAAGACTGAATGAAGTCAAGCAAAATCTGAATGAAGTCGAGCAAAAGGTTGACAATCTCATTAATAAAATAGTAAACGAACTTGAAAATATGGGTATTAGCGAAAAAAATACCCCAAAAGGTACTAACTTTGAACAAGAAACCAATAAACCTGAAAGCAATGGACGACCTGAGGTATCACCCACTGTTCATCAGCCTGCTAATATGGAGCAGGGAGAACAATCAAGGAATATTCATGAACAAAACACCAGAGGAGGTGCAGAAAAGACTAACGGAGAAAGTAAACCAAGCACTGGTTTACGAGGAAATGCTGAGGGAAAAGGGAATACCGGAAGACCTGATACCGGAACTGGTGAACGGTTATCTAATGCCGGAACCCGAAGTGGAGGAGAAGCCATATCCGAAGGCGAAGTTCCTAAAAATAGTCAATCAAATTTATCAGGGGAATCTGCCAACAGCAATGCTGTAAAAGAGAATCACATTATTGCACCTGATGACGTAATTGTCCCCAAAGGCAAAAAGGCTAAAATGCGTGCCAATATTGAGGCTATACGCATTTTAAAACAGTGCCAGAAAGAGAATAGACAAGCTACGCCAGAAGAAAAGAAGAAATTAGCCCAATATACCGGTTGGGGTGGTTTGGCTGATATATTCAACTCAGATGAATATGCAGAAGAATACAGAGAGTTAAGTGAATTACTTACATATAAAGAACTTGGTTCAATAAAGAAATCAACCATAAATGCCTTTTATACTTCTAAACCGGTTATACAAGCCATGTGGAAAATGGCAGAAAAACTTGGTTTTAAAGGAGGCATTGTTCTGGAGCCGGCAGCCGGTGTCGGTCATTTTATGGGATTTGTTCCAGAAAACTTACGTAGCAAAACTAAATTCAAGGCTGTTGAACTTGATAAAATTACCGGTGAAATAACCCAACTTCTTTACCCAAATGCCGATGTATCGGTTACTGGATTCCAAGATGTCAATGTTAAACCAAATAGCATTGACATGGCAATTACAAACGTTCCTTTCGGCAATATTCGAGTATATGACCCCAATAACAAAGACATTTCCAGTAAATTCAATCTTCACAATTATTTCATTGCCAAGATAGTACGTGCCTTAAAACCGAACGGTATTGCCATTGTAATTACAACGTCAAGTACAATGGACAATGGCGGACAAGGTACTGACTTCAGAAAATGGTTAGTCAATGAGGGAAATGCTGAACTTGTTGATGCTATCCGGTTGCCAAATAATGCGTTTAAAGATAATGCCGGTACGGAGATAACAACCGATATTCTTATTATACGTAAACTTGATACAGGAGAAACAGCCCAAAACAATTTCATCAACATAGAAAAGGTCGGAGAAGGTAAAGTAAATGACAAAGTAATACCTATCTATGTTAATGAATTTTTTGCCCAACACCCTGACAGAGTTCTTGGTAAAATGGCTATTGCTGGTGAAGTTGGTTCTGGTGCACTTTATTCTGCTGAATCAACAACTTGCGCACCTGTTCCTGATATTGATGTGGAAGAAAAATTAAATGAAATTGCTGATAAAATAAAACCGGTTGAGCATATAAGTACCACTGAAATTACACCTCAAATACAGGCTGCAAAAGAAGAAGAATCTAAAGACAAACATAAAGAAAATGAACTGTTTGTAAAAGGTGGGAAAATCTATCAAAAGGTAAATGGTGAATTAGTTGAATATGCAGATGTTGGAAAGAATGTTGCCAACAAAATTAGGGTATTACAAAGCTATAAATCAATTTCAGATTCATTACATAAACTTATTGAGTTAGAAAACAATCCTGAATCAAGCGAAAAAGAAATTGAGGCTGAACGTAAAAGGTTAAATGACCTTTACGATGACTTTGTAAAGAAATATGGCACTCTGAATAATAACAGAGCAGTAAGCTGGCTTTCTGATGATGTTGATTTTTATCGTATAGCAGCCATAGAAAATGTTACAACAGAAATTACGTATGATTTACAAAATCAAAAGGTTAAAAAGAATGTAAAGATTACGAAATCAGATATTTTCAATAAGCGAGTAATCAATCCCAAAGCCATTGAAACAAAGGCAGAAACAATAGACGATGCTATAAAATTTTCATTTACTCATACCGGCAAATTTGATATTGATTATATATCTAAATTACTTGGCAAGAACAAGTATGACGTTATTCAGGAAATGCTTGATAAGGGATACATATTTGAGAATCCTGAAACAGGTGTTTATGAATATGCCGATGATTATTTGTCCGGTAATGTGGTTAGAAAACTTGATTTTGCTAAGAATGCTGCCAAAGACAATCCGAAATATGAAGCAAATGTAAGAGCACTTGAAAAAGTTCAGCCTAAAAGAAAGTCTATAAATGAAATAGGCTTTAAACTCGGTTCTACATGGATTGACCCTGCGATAGTAGAAAGATGGGCATTTGAATATTTTAACTATCCTTCATACTATAAATTTTCAGTAAAATATATACAAGATGTAGGATGGGTAGTTGACTACAATAAGCATGCAACCTCACCACAGATTGCCTCGTCTGAAGTTAAAGGCATGTCACCTTTTGCCTTGTTGGAACATAAGCTGAATAATCAGAGTACAGTAATAAGAAAAAAGGTTGAAAACAATAAGTTTGAACAAGACAAAGAGGCAATGTCGCTTGCTGAAGCAAAGAAGCAAGAATTTGAAAATAGTTTCAAAGAATGGTGTTATAAAAATGAAGATGTATATACTAAACTTGAAGATAAATACAATGAAATTTATAATAGCACTATTCCGAGAAAAGATATTCCCAAAACAGAATATTATCCCGGAGCAAATACCAATATTAAATTAAGAGAGCATCAAAAAAGAGCTGTTGATAAATGCCTTGCCGGTTCAACACTTATTGCTCATCAGGTAGGTACCGGCAAAACATATACGCTCATTACGGCTGCGATGGAAATGCGTAGGCTTGGTTTAGCAAGAAAGCCTATGATTGTTGTGCAAAAAGCTACATTACCACAGTTTGTGGAATCTATTTATAAATTGTATCCTAATGCAAAAGTATTGGTGCCGAGAGATAAGGATATGTCTGCATCTGAAAGGAATAAATTCCTTAACAAAATAGCGTATGGCGACTATGATATTGTTGTTGTTACACATGACAATTTAAGATTAATACCAGATAAACCTGAAAGACTTGAATTATATATTCAGGAACAAATTGATAGATTAAATGAATTGAAACAAGAATCAAATAATGATAGGAATACTATAAGAGAAATTGATAATCAGATAAAGCAATGGCAAAATATTGGTGGAAAAAAGAAAAATAAAAAGGGCGCAACTTCTAATGAAGAATATGCAGCCCAAGAAATACCAATAGGTAATGTAAAACAAAATTCAAAAGAAGAGATTAGGATTGAAGAAAGTATTAAAAAACAGGCTGGTAGAAGAACTGCTAATGTGTTCTATTTTGAAGATTTAGGTATTGATGCCCTGCTTATTGATGAAGCACATACATACAAACGTCTTGGTTTTATTTCAAAACTTAATCGAATAAGAGGCATTGACAAATCAAAGAGCCAAAAATCATTGAGTGCCCTGATGAAAGTCAGGTACATACAAGAAAAGAAAAATGGCAAAAATGTCGTAATGGCTACCGGAACACCAATAAGTAATACAGCAGCCGAAATATGGACTTTCATGTATTACTTAATGCCGGATAAGCTGAGAGAATTTGGCATGTACACATTTGATGCCTTTGCTTCTAACTTCGGAGATATTTCAGAATCAATTGAACTTGGAACCAATGGTAAATTAAGAATTGTTACAAGATTCAAAAATTATCACAACCTTAATGAGTTAAGAAAAATATTTGGTCTAATAGCCGATGTAGCATTAACAAAAGATATTCCGGAATTAAAAGAAGGAATTGGAACACCGTCGGTTGAAATTAAGCCATTTGAAAAGGTTATAATTCCTTATGAATCTGAACCACTCAAAAACATAATGAATAGAATAATTGAAACATTGAGGATATGGGAAAAAATGAGTGGTGGCGAAAAAATGAAATTGCGTCATATACCCCTTGTAATGTTTACAAGAGCAAAACAAGCTGCCATTGATGTTAGATTGTATGATTCAAGTTTACCTGATGACCCCAAAAGTAAAGTTAATATTGCAGTAGGTAAGATATACGACATTTACAAAGAAACTGATTCATACAAAGGAACTCAGCTTGTATTTTGTGACACATATATGAGTTCTGATGGTAAATTCAACCTATACAATGATATAAAAGACAAACTTGTAAAAAAAGGTATTCCCGCCAATGAGATAGCAATCATAACCGAATGGGATAGTGAAGCTAAAAGGAAGGCATTATTTGAAATGGTTAATCAAGGAACCATACGTGTTGTTATAGGAAGTACAGAAAAATTGGGTATTGGTGTTAATGTGCAAGATAGACTTAATGCTATACATAATCTTGATGCGCCTAACAGACCAATGGACTTTGAACAAAGAATGGGACGTATAGTAAGGCAAGGGAATATGCATTTACAAATGAACAAACCAGTACGTATAATAGCATACGGAGTTGAAAAAACTCTCGATGCCAACGTTTATCAAAGACTTGCTATCAAACTGAATTTCATACATAGTATTATGGATTTCAAAAGCAATGTTGATAACGTTGAAGAAGAAGACGATATATCAGGACTTGATTTCAATTCTATGATGGCTGAACTTACCGGAGATGAAAAAATGATGGTATATGTTCAGAAAAAGAACGAATTACAAAAACTAATATTACAGAAAAAAGGATTTGAATCACAAAAGAAACGTATAAAAAATGAAGTACCGGTATTACAAGCCAATTTGGAACATAGAAAAGAAATGTCAGAATATTATGAGAAATTGTTAAAAAATTTAGACCCAGACAATGTAACCATAATATTTGAAAATAAAAAAGTTAACTTAAAGGATGATAAACAGATTGAAAAAATAGAGAACGAAATAGCTAAACAAAGAGGAAGTATATTTGAGTTTGTTATAGAAGATGAACCCTTCACTGTGATTAGTAATGGTGATACCTTTTTGGTTAAATCTAAGTTTTTCACATCTGAATACGTATCTTTAAAAACCTTTTTGAAAAATGTTGGCGGTAGGTTAAAAACAACTTATGAATATTATATAAGGGATAATAAAGCTGCAATAATCAAGTTAAAAGATACGTTAAAATCTTATGAAAGCATTAAGGACGATGTATTCCCATATGAGGAGAAACTGAATAAATTGAAGGAAGAAGTAGCTATTTTGCAAAATGAATTGTCAGAAAAAGATAAAGAAAATACAGAGGAGGCACAATCTATTGATGATTTGGAAAGCATTGAAAGAGAATTAGAACAATCTGAAGACAATGAGGAAGATAATGAGGCGGATAATGAAGCGGATAATGAGGAATCTGATTCGTCAATTTATATGAAGGTTTCAGACCAGCCTATGTATGCAGCAGTTCAAGATGCAGTTACCGGCGAAATAATTGACGAGGACGAAGACCTTAATACGTCAAAAACGACCCAAACTATTGAAGAAAATCTAAATCATAAAAAGGAACAAGTCAAAGCTATTGTTACAAATATGGCAAATAAGTTACATGATAAAGCCAATATGCCAAAGTTTGAAGTCGTAAGAAATGAAGTAGAATTGATTCAAGCTATGCAAAGAAATGGCGAATCCCCTGAATCAATAAAGTATATGATACAATTTCATTCAAAAGGAATGACTATCAATGGATTAAATACCAAAAAAGCCATTTACTTTGTTTCGGATAATATGGAAAATAGCAGCGATGTTATTACTACATTCATTCATGAAATTATTGGTCACCAGGGATTTAGGGCTATATTCAAAACAACAGAGCAATATGCTAAATTTGGGAAATATGTTTACGATATTGTAGGAGAAGAAGAGATTAAAAGGGTGGTTCCAAGTGAATATTGGAATAAGAGCAAACATGAACTCGGAATTGAATACGTAGCGTATATTTCCGAAAAGGTTGTAAAACAGAAACAGCTTACCAGCAATGAAAGAACTATATGGCAAAAGATAGTAGATGCCATACTTGATTTTTTGAGGACAAACTTTAATTTAAGTAGCAAATGGAGTATTAATCTCGAAAATAAACTGAGAGACGAAATTCCTAATTTCATTTACGATGCAATACAAGCATCATACGATGTGGCAGTAAAAGGCATGGATGCAGATAAAGCAAATAAATGGATGACGGGAAGACTTATTGCAAGGGATGTAAACGCATTCAAAAAAGGTGAAAGGGCTATTTTATATACTGAAAGAAGGGATATGCCTTACCTAAGCATTAAAGAATCAAAAAGCGAGTGGAAAGAAGAACAGCCATCAAATATGAATCGCTTCAAATTTAATGGCAAAGATTCATATATGGGAATTGTTCATGTTCCATCCGGTACTGTTCTCGGAACCATAAGCTGGGAAGAATACAAGGATGCCAATGCGAGGCACATGGGATATATGACAAAAATGGATTCAGGTTATGTGGGTTCACCTGATTTTCAAAGATTCCTTGTTGACTCAGACGGCAAAGTAATAGGTTTCATTGAACCGCTTCCTGAATCAACGACACGCAAAATTGAAAAGCAGATTGAAATAAAGAACCAAGGTGAAGATACATTCGCAAGAATTGGGAATAAGCCACAGTTTACTGAAGAGGAAGAATTTGAACATGAGAAAACAAAATTTATTGATAACAATTGGAAAAAGTTTTTAGAAGCGGTTCAGGATAGAATGCTTTCTGTAAAGTATATGCAAGACCTTGTAAAGGCAAGAGGAGGGGTAATTGATGAATCAAGCAACCCATACGATGAAGAAAATCTTAGTATTTCAAGGGCAAAAGCAGCTATTGAAAAGTATAATAAAAATCAATTCAATAATCTATTAAAAACAATATCTGATTTTAGTCAAAAGTATCGTATTGATATTGATGAAATTAATGAATACCTTATAAACAAGCATGCACCTGAAAGAAATGAGTATCTTGAAGCAAAATACAATGTTAAAAATGGTTCCGGAATAGCAACAGAAGATGCTGAACAATTTGTTGAAGAATTTGAAAGCGACAAAGATGCTGCCGATATTGAAAAATTATGGTCTGCTGTCCGTGAAGCTACAAAATTTAGTATTGATAAAGCAATGGAATACGGCTTTATAAATGAAGCTGTACATGATGAAATACTTGGAAGATACCAATACTATGTACCATTAAGAGGTTGGCAGCTTGACGAAAACGACGATGCAAACATTTATGATTATATAACGTCAGATTTAAAGCCACTCAATAACCCATTAAAGACAGCTAAAGGGAGACAAACTGTATCTGATAGCCCACTTAAATACATATCCTCGATGGCAAATACTACCATAGTGGTTGGAGAAAAGAACCGAATCAAACAAGCTGCATTCAGGTTGATAAACAAGAATTTGGGAATGAAAGACCTTTTCACTGCCAAAAAAGTTTATACCGTGATGAATCCGACTACCGGAGAAGTTTACGAAACAATTGAAAAGCCTGAAAACGAAGATGATATTATAGATTTTGAAAAATCTAAAAAACATTTTAATAAAAAACCTATACAACTGGCAAAACAACATGAGGTTGAAGTTTATGTAAATGGTCAAAAATATATACTCATTTTCAGTGACCCCGATGTCGCTAATGCTATAAATAAGAAAAATTTTGTAGCACCTTCCAATATCTTTTGGGAAAAATATGTTGGCATTACAAGATGGCTTTCGACAAACTTTACAGCAAAAAGTCCGGCATTTATACCGGTCAACTTTATACGTGACTTAGGCTACGCATTAATTTCAAAGGAAATAAATCCTGAGTACAAAGATGTTGATTTTGCCAAACATATCATTCCGGCAATGGCAGCTACATGGAAATATTTATCTGGCAAAGCCAATCCGGCATTGAACAAATATGACAGGTATTATCAAATGTTTTTGAAGGAAGGAGGCGAAACTGGATTTGTACATTTGAAAGAGATTGAAGATATTGAAAAAGAAATACAAAGCAATATCAAAAAGTTACGTGGAGATGGCAGCAAAATAGATAAAATGCTTATCGGCAAAATAGGTAAATCACTTGGAAGTTTACTTGATAAATCGGCTGTTGCAAGTGAAAATGCTTCTCGATTTGCCATATTCGTTGGTATGATGGAGGCTGGTAAATCTGCACATGAAGCTGCCATTGCTGCTAAAAACATTACTGTTAACTTTAACAGAAAGGGAGTTTATAGTAGCGTTTTCGGAGGTTTGTATGCCTTTTTCAACGCAGCAGTTCAAGGTGCAGCTAATATGGTAGGTCTGGCAAAAAAAGATAAGCTAAAATTTGCACAGGTATCCGCTATAACAACATCACTTGGCTTTATGATGACAATGTTAGCTTATTGGAGAGCTACAAAAGACCAAGAAGACGAAAAGAAAATAAAGGATAATCCGTATTTTTCTGTTGGTGACTACATTAGGGATAACTTCCTGACTATCTCGGTTGGAGACAAAGTTATAACTATTCCTATGCCACAAGGGTTCAGGGCTTTTTATGGTCTCGGCGTTGAAATGGCAATGTCAATGTTAGGAGCAAAACCGGTAGATAAATCAGTGAAGAATATGTTTGGTAATTTCTTTGAAGCAATGTCACCTATAAACTTTACCAATATTACTAATAAAGAAGGTGAACTAACTATAAGACCGTTTGTTCCAACCGTATTTATACCGTTCTATGATATTGCACAGAATGAAACATTTTCCGGTAATAGAATTTATAACGAACCTTTCGACAAGAAACTTGAAAAATACGCAGCCGATTACAACCAAGCACTTGACCGAGTTAATCCTATTTTAAAATCTGTTTCAGAGGCTATGTTCAGAATGGCAGACTATGATACCTCTATTAATAGTAAATATAAATTGACAGATACAGGGGTACAAAAGATACCTGATTTTATTGATTGGAACCCTTCAAAGATTGAATATATTATTGAATACTATTTGGGTGGTAGAGGTAAATTCTGGAATGATGCCATGAAGACAGCATCATCACTCATTGCTGTTGCTAAAGATGCGGTACAAGGCAATAAAAAGGAAGGAGGTCTTTTTGATGATATTGATGTTAATCATATCCCAATTGCTCAGCGATTTATAAGGAAACCATATTACACGACTACGAATCTTAAATATAATCAGATAAGAGAAGAGATGGGAATATATCAGTACATTCGGTCACAATACAAGTCTAATAAAGACTTTGAAAATTATATGAATACCAAATTCCATGACGTAAATTGGAAGCAGAAAGAAATAATATTTAACATGTATGACCGGATGATAAACAACTTGTATAACAATATACTTACAAAAGCTAAAGATGCTGCCGATGCGGAACTTATCATGAGCCAGATTAGTGAGATGAAGGAAGCCTGTGTAAATCAAATTGAAAAACTTGAACAAAAATAAACGCCATGAAACGACATGATGAAGTTGACTTCAATCTTTTCAAAGATTCGGTTTTCACCAGTAAGGCTAAAACCGATGGTCTTACTAATGATGGTGAAATAATTGCCAAATGGGAAGTCAAAGACGAAGATTACAAACTGTTGGAAACGGCAAGGGTGTATTATGAAGCATTGAGGGATAACAGAGAACGCCGGAGAAGAGCTTTAAAATATACTCGTGGTAAACAATGGAGTGATGTAATTGAAGACCCTCAAAAGCCGGGAACATACATTACCGAAGAAGATTATCTTAGAAGGCAGGGACGTATTCCATTGAAGCAGAATCAGATTATTCAGATGCTTAATAACAGAATAGGACAGTTCCGGCAATCACAGTCAAAAACAATCTTTATTGCAAGAGCAAATGAAAAATCATTGGAAGCTGATGTAATGACAAATGCACTTGAATATGTATCGTATATCAACAATCTTGATGAAAAAGATGCCAATAGTTATCGTGAGTTTGGTTTATGTGGCGTTATTTGCCATAAAATAAGATATAAATGGTTTGAAAGCCGAAATATGTATGATGTTTACGTTGAACCAGTAAACTTTAACCGGTTATTCTTTAATACCAATATCGAAAGCCCATTCGGAGAGGATATAAATTTCATCGGAGAAATCATTGATGCACCACTTGACGATGTCATTGCTGCATTTGCCAAATCTAAAATAGAGGAAAATATCATCAGAAAATACTATGAGGCTTACATAGATGAAGCAACAACGCTTGCAAATAAACCGGGATATGAACGGTATGAGAATATTGATTTTTTCTTTTCCAATGACAGGAGCTTATGCCGATTATTTGAAATTTGGTATAAGAAGGCTGAATGGAAAACATACGTTCATGATTATGCTGATGGAACGTATGTTAAAACCGATATGACACCTGAAGAAATTGATTTTGAAAATCAAAAAAGAATTGAACTTGGGTTAAATAACGGTCTTGATTTGGAAAATATTCCATTACTTGAATATGAGGAACGTTACGAAAACACATGGTATGTAAAATACCTGACACCGGACGGTCATTGCTTGTATGAAGGTGAAACACAATACATTCACGAGGAACATCCCTACGTTATAAGATTCAGCCAAATGATTGATGGGGAAATTTGGGGATGGATAGAAGACGTTATTGACCAGCAGAAATATATTAACAGGCTTATTATTCTGATTGATTTTGTAATGTCATCATCAGCTAAAGGTGTTTTAATGATTCCAAAAGATACCATTCCGGCAGGTATGACACCCAAAGATTTTGCCGATGCGTGGGTATCATATAATGGTGTGATTGTTTATGACCCCAAACCACATGGACAGATACCGCAACAAATTTCAATGAACTCAACCAATTTTGGTGTACATGAATTGCTTGCTTTGCAGATGCAATTGATGCAGGATATTTCAGGAATACATCCTGCTGTTCAGGGGAAAGAAGCTAAATCAGGTACGCCGGCATCACTATATGCCCTTGAAGCACAAAATGCAAATACCAACATACTTGATTCGATATTACAGTTCAAAGACTTTAAACAAAGGAGAGATTTTAAAATTGCACGGGTTATTAAACAGTTCTATAAAGAAAAACGGTTCCTTGCTATTAGTGGCAATATCTACAATGAACAATCAAAAATTTATGACCCAGAAATAATGCAAGACGTGGATTTTGAAGCAATAACCACTACAAGCACAAACAATACAGTTTACAAGTCAATGATGGACGACTTGTTGCTAAAGTTGCTTGAAATGAATCAAATTGATATTGAAATCTTCCTTGAAAATGCATCTTTGCCTTATGCAAAACACATATTGGAAGAAATAAGAAAGAAGCAACAGCAAATGCAAGATACTCAGGCAGGAGTGGAACAAGCAGGAATACCTCAATTATCAGAAGAACAATATCAACAAATATTACAGGGAGCTAATCCTCAGGCTATAAATATGGCTAAACAAATGTTAAACCCTAAAACTCAAAGTTATGCCTAAAGCGTACGAAGAAATGAAAAAAGCAATGGTTAAAGAGTACGGTAAAAAGAAGGGAGAAAAGATTGCTGCAATGACTTGGAATAAGCAGCACAAGGGTACCGGTCAAACCGTTGGACGTGGAAGAAAATAAGAAATGGCTAAAAGCCATTTCTTAAAATCCCAAGTCTGAATCGTAGTAATCGTTTTCAGATTCATTCTTTTTGCTATCTTCATAGCCTTTTGGCTTTGAAAGCCTAATTATTTGTATCGAATGAATTTCGGTATTATATTTTTTTTCATTTTTGCTGTCAATATATGAATTTGTGACCAGCTTGCCTTCAACGTATATCCTGTCACCTTTTTCAATTGTCTTTTCAACGAAGTCAGCCAGCCCATTGAAGGCTACAATTTTGTGCCAATAGACACGTTCTTGTTTCTGGTTGTTTTTGTCCATATAGTACTCGTTTGTAGCTAAGTTAAATTTGGCTACAATCATTCCATTTGGGAAATGCTTCACTTCCGGAGTATTCCCCACATTACCAATAAACAGTACTTTGTTTAATGAGTTCATAATCAATTGTTTTAAAATGAAACATCATTTATTGTTGGAAATTGTATTCCAGGAATATTTTGCATGGCATCTGCAATTACCATATCAATGTACTTGCTAAATTCTATTGCATCCATATCGGAAGTAGAATGAGTATCAAAATTCCATTCACCATTTGAATTAGGTTTGTAATAGGTATTGAATTTTCTTTTGTAGTATTCATGAACGGAATCGGCAGAATAACCTGTCTCGTCGGCAATTATCTTATAAACAACACCCCATAAATAGGCATTTAGTTTCAGGCTTCTAACAGGATATTCATCATAAATAAATATCCGGAATGGTAGCCTATTATTCTTTATTAATTCAATTACTTTGGTACGTTCCCGTTCGTTATCAATCTGAAACAGTTTCATTTAATAAAATTGTTTCTAAGGTATCAGGTAAAGGGTTAATAAATTCGGGAGCCTTTTCTATTGTTTTGGCAAATTTACAATTTTGCCAATAAATATTTGGTAGATGAAAGGCAATATTTTTATCTTCCAATCTTATGCCCAAAATAAAAATGTTTGAATATTCAGTACCATTGGTTCTTTTTCTTGTACGCCAACAAAATGTTTTACTATGTGACCTTATATATTGCCTACAAAAAGCAATAAATAGTATATCACGAAATGTGTACATTTCATTAAATGTATATTTCCCGTTTGATATTAGACCTGTATTACACACTTGTGAATCACGAATCATCTTGTTTATATCATGTGCCGTTAATTTATTATATACCTTAGGTTCGGCAATGTAAAGTGCGTTTTTGAGAATATCAACAATATCAACATTATTGTTCATGATTTTTAGCTTTTTGAGCAAATGAGTTTCTTTTGCCAGAATGGCAACCGGTTTCCCTTTGTAATCTTTAAGAACGTAGGCACGTGAGCCATTGGCATTCGCTTTATGCTGAGCAATCTTTATTGCCCGCATCAGGGTTTTTTCATTGTGAATTGTTTCGTACAAATCACGTTGATACATCAACCATGAATCAATTCTGGCTAATAGCCTAAAAATCATTTTTTTTAACATATTCTGCAATTTTACCGTTTATAGAATCATGTGCAATAATTTTACCTTCTTTAACAAGCTCGTTCAATTCCTCACGAGGGAAATAACCGAAATGTTGTACCAAATTAATTACGGGATAATATTCCCATTTTTTTTTGACGTAATAATGCCTTATAATCTGCATTATCTCGTCCTTTACTTTTTGATTGCTCATATACTCGCTTCTGAAATTTTAGGTATAATGTAGTTCTTCATTTCCCCATATTTGATTTCAAAAGGTGCCGGCATTTGATAGCATATCCACCTGACACCGGCTGTTACCATAACAAGGTCATCATGATTGCCTTCAACTGCACCCAATTCACCACTTGGCTTTTCTTCGTAAACATCAAGCTGATGACAGGTTAGAATGTCCCTTTCTATGTAATCACCATCACGAAGACCACCATTTAAACCATCAATAATCATTTCCTTTGATTTAACATTAGTGTGGAAACCATAAAGACGAGGAAGTCCCTGCCGTATCTGTTCTGGTGTAGTACGGCAATAAAGATTCGGATAGAAATTTACTATTTCATCAAGTATTGTCAGGAAGTGGTCTCCGCCGTCACTTTGAGATTTTCGTAAACTGTTTGTTTCAACAGCAAGCAATGCCTGTTCGTAATAATATGAAAGTTGAGCAGCTCGCCATGCAAAAAGGTCTTGGTCTAAATGCCCCATCCAAACTGCTGCCACTTCAGGAGGCTGTCCCTTTAACATTGGCGCACGGTCAAGAATCTTTATTGCTGAATAGTCCGCTCTCTCGGTTCTGCCACCTATATCAGCAAATGCACAAAATCTATGTTCAATTTTTTTCACCTCGTCAGGCTTTATCCAGATTCTTAAACATCCTTCGCTTGATTCTTCAAGACGAAGGTTCTTAAATGCTTCCATTCCTTTCCTGGCATCACCGTAAATATCACCAACAAATATTGGTTCTTTACATGTCTTTCGTGCATTCATAACATAAATGGGAGCAAATACTCTACGACCGGTTGACTGGAATGCTTCAGCATCCGTTGACGGAAATTCTGATTTCATTCGCCAGTCATCAAAATTATTTCCAATCTTATGCCTTTTGTACCAATTTATGCTTTCAAGCGTTGCACCTAAATTATATAAAAACCAATCATAGTCAGTCATCGTATTTATGAATGCCTTGTAGTCGGCAATCGGCAAAACGTAATTTTCGTTTTCCCACCATGCAACAAAAACCGGTTTATAGTCACTCGATTTACTTTTAGCACTCAACCATTCGTTGTGGAAAAAGTTTCCGACGCCTTTTGCTGTTGATTCCATTACATTAACAGAGTATGGCACATCAGGTACCGCTGCCCTGATTGCCTGAACAAGGTCTTGTGGTTCTTTACCTTCAGTTTTTTTCCATAAGCCAACTTCAGATAAATGTGTCATGGAAACGTCAAAAGACCGGAAGGCATCGGGATTTTGCATACTACCCACACCAATGATGCACCCACGTTCTTTAACCATTTTGATTTTTTGCATGTTCTGCCAGTTGACCAAATGGAACTTGCCTAATTCAGACGGATATTCCGAAATTAACCGGTTATACATATTCCTTATATTGCGTGCTTGGTGTTCAATATCAGCAATAATAAGACTATGCCAGTTAGTTTTGTGTATTAGCTGTATCCATGCCATATAAACTTGAACAAGAGTGGAGCCACCCCACTGACGTGCTTTCAATAGAATGATTTTTATAGGCAAGTTTCTTGTTCTGAGGTCTTCGAGTTCAGCCAATAATTTTCTTTGTGGCTTATTTAATATAAATGGTATAATGCGCTTTGTGTTTTTTTCCTGAATCTTTACTGCAATTGACGTCCAGTATTCAAAGTCATAGTAAATTCTTGTAAAAGCAAACTGTTTGAAAAATTCAATTAAAAGTTCATCATTATATGTACCTGTCATTTCCTTGAGTAAACGTTTAACTGACTTTAATTCATACCATTGTTTAACAGTTTCTATTTCAAGCATTTGCTCTGGAACGTAAATAGATTCGTCATTGGCACCAATTAGCGGTATCCTTTTGATTAAAGAACCTACACCGAGAGCAGGGTTATATTTTCCAAAAAGGTCTTGTAGCCTTTTTTTATTTTCCAGTTTTATATTGTCAATATCAACCATGTCAGCCGAATATTTTTAACATTTTCCTAATTTGATTTGATACGTGTATTGGGTTAAGCCCGTGTTTTTCGGCTAATTTGCCATAAATAACTTTCTTTGGAATATAAGCTGACAATTCACCATAAGACTGCATAAGTTCTTTATAGTCTTCATAAAGGCGAATTGATTTATCAGCAATATTTTTTGGCATATACAATCGGTTGTGCAAATATAGTAAAACGTAGCAAAAAACATACATTTTACGCAATTATTATTTAAACAATTAAACTATTTTAGTTCAAGTTTTTATTTAACACAAAGTCAAACTTTTATGAATACAGAATTGGAAAATGAAACTAAAAAAACTGACGAGCAAGCTGAAAAGCCTGCTGAACAAGCTGAAAAGCCTGCTGAACAAGCTGAAAAGCCTGTCGAGCAAGCTGAAAAGCCTGCTGATGAAAAAGGGGAAGCAGGAGAGCAACCGACTACTGGTGAGGGTGAAATTGAAGAAATTACGCCTGAACAAGCTACTGAACTCATTAACAATTTAACTGCACAGGTTGAGCAGTTAAAGTCGCTTGTTCTTGGTGACCAGCAATTTGAAAAGCCTGAAGATGCTTACAATGCTATGCAGCAAAAAATTGCTGAATTGGTGGAGGTCAACAAACGAAACCAAGAAGCAAGCGTAGCTTTGAAGCAATTGTTTGATAGAGAACCAGCTGTTGCTGAAGCCATTAGAATGGCAATAGAGGAAGGCAAATCATTCCGGGTTGCTTTGCTTGCCACTCACAACATTGAAGACCTAATCCCTACCGAAAATGATGCGGATTATGAAGAGTACCAGAAGGTAATGGAGGAAAATGCCAAAAAGGCAAAGCAGATGGAGGAGTTTGAAGCCAAGCTGCATCAAAATCTTAATGAATCCGCAGAGAATATCAAAAAGTTCTTTGAGGAAAGAAAGATGGACGAAAAGCAGCAGGCTGAGTTTATGAACTTCGTTGACAAATTCTTGCAGGATGCTTACAGTGGAAAGATTACAAAAGAGTATCTTGACGCAATGCATAAAAGCATGATGTTTGAACAAGAAGTTCAGAAAGCTGAAAAGAAAGGGGAAATTAAAGGTCTTAACAAAAAAATCGTCGTTCAAAAGGCAACCAAAAAAGAAAATGGAGATGGGTTACCTAATCTTGAAGTTAAAAGCAAGAAAGTTGAAGAGGAGGAAGGTTTTGTAAAAAGGAATGCTGTATGGATAGACGAGTTAGTAAAAAAGGAACAACAAAAATCAATGTTTTTTAAATAAAACAATTCATTAACAAACAATTAAAATTGACAAAAATGAGACAGATTAAATACATTTTGGGAATTTTTGTACTTGCTTTTATTGTTGCAAGTATTTTTGGTGTTACCGGACTTTTAGGTCTTGGTAGCGCTGGTGTCATCCTCGCCGTTGGTGCTATTGTAGCCGATTCGTCAAGTGTTCAGAATGCGAAAGCTAAATCGCCTGACCTTGATAAAGATTACATTTCAAATAAGGTATCGGTAATGAAACCGTCACGTTATCCGCTTGATACTATCTTGCGTGATGCTGGAAGTGTGGTAGATGTACCTTCAATCAAAACCTCGTACTTCGCCGTTGATACTAAACCCTTTAATGATACGGTAACTACCGGGTACACAAAATCAGGTGATGGGGTGGTTTCTACCGATTTGGTAGTTGGTAATATTGATATGTGGAGTGTTGACGATACTCTTCTGGCTTATGCTGCCGATGGTTCCGGTTCGCTTAAAGGTGCTCAGGACAATCTTGCCCTTGTGCTTTATGTAACCGCTATAAATAGAGCTCAGAGTAAAATCACCGTACAGGCACTTAACGGTGATAGTGGTAGCGGTACAACCGCTGGCAAAATTGTTGTTCCGACTATTGCTAATGGAACCAAGCTGTTTAGGCTGGGTAATGCCAAGAGTGAAAAAGATATTCAGGATACCCCGTACACCGCATTCCCTGCTGATGAATACAACTATTGCCAGTCATTTATGGCACAGATAGAAGAAACCACATGGCAGGCAATGCATGAAAAAAATGCCAACTGGTCTTTCAGTGATTTGGAAGCCTTGAACATTTACGACATGCGTGCCAAAATCGAATCTTCATTCCTGTGGGGTTATCGTACTAAATTCAATGACGTGACTGAACAGGATGAAAAATACACTTGCGGTGGCATCCGTAGATTTATCACGAAAGTTTTTGATTATACTAATACGGGTATTACTCAATCCGACTATATAAACATGACAAAAACTGTTTTTGCAGGTAACGGTGGTTCCGACGTTAGGATTGCCTTTATTGGCAAAACGCTGCTTGCTGGGCTTTCAACAATTAGTGATTTCCAGCGTCAGGTAGGTTCTGGTAATACTGAAATCGTCAAAGGCGTAACCTTCCGTAAGATTGAAACGAACTTCGGTGTTTTGTACATTAAACATCATCCTATGTTCGACCTTAGGGGATGGGATGAAGCCGGAATAGTTATTGACCCTGCTAATATTGAAAAACATGTATTCAAACGCATGGAATCTCTTGACCTTGACCTGAAGAAGGCTGGAGTTCGCAATGTTGACGCACGAGTAATTAATGAAGTTTCTTGTCCAATCCTGAGATACCCTGATACTCATTGCTTAATCAGGAAGTCTGGTGCAACCCTGCTTTGAATTTGAATGGGTGTGGTTTTTACCACACCCTTTCACTTTTATTAACCTAAAAATAATTAAACTATGGCACTTAAAATTTATCGTTCATTAGTTTATCCTATCTGGGTAACAAGTGTGATTGTTGACGGTAAAAGTGTACCAGTATCTTTTGAAGGCGGAATGATTAGTCCTTTTAAACGGTATGGTACATTCGGTACGTCTGACCCAAAATTGCAGGAGGCTATTGAAAATCATCCGTTGTTTGGCGAGGAAATTGCCATTGATAGCATTGATGGCATTCCTTATCTTGAATATGTACGGATGAAACAAGAACCACCTACACCTGAAGATAAACCGAATCCTGAAGATAAACCGAATCCTGAAGTAGTTGATGGAACACCGGAAGAGGTAATGGAAAATATGGTTAAGGAAGAAAAAAGTGTTGAGGAGCATCCTGAAATTACAACAGTAGCCGAAGCAAGGGAATTTCTGCTGATTCATTATAATGACGTAAAGCAGAAAGATGTGCTTACAAAATCAAGTATTCGCCAAGTAGCAGAAAGAAAAGGATTATCATTTCCTAACCTTTAAAAAAATGGTTGGCAATGACAAATGAAGAATTACAAAAGGAAAATGCTCAATTGAGAGATATTGTTTCAAACTTGAAACACGATGTTATACTTAATCGTGTTTCAAGTTTTGAAATGTTTGTTAAAGATAAATTTTCAAACATTGAAAAAATGATAGACGAGTTAAGGGGAGGGATTATTGCAGACATAAAAGACCATGAAGAACGAATAAAAAAATTGGAAGAAATAAATGCTACATGTCCAATAAAAGAAGTAAAAAATGAATTTGATGCCATTAAGAAAAAAATCACACCTGTTACATTCTTTATTGACAACCCATTACTTTTTAAGTACATTGTTGTTGGGTTTCTGACTATAAGTCTTGCAAATTTGGCAATACTTGTTTATTTGAATTTCATAAAATGATGTGGTATGTATGACTACATGAACATATTGGACAAGAGAATCAAAAATATAAGTGACAACTATCCTGACACTTACTTAAAAAATCATATATCTGATGTATTACTTTTTATTGATGCCGGTCATGGTGGAATAATTGATGGCAAATATGTGACGGCACCCAGCAAAATGTACCAACATAAAGACTTTGTTTTCTATGAGGGAGTTTACAATAGGGCAATAGCATGGGAATTGATAACTTTGCTTTATAATGCTCAATTGCCGTATGTACTTGTTACTAAAGACAATAAGGATATAATGTTATCCGAACGAGTAAAGTACATAAATCTTTCAGCAAAAACCCTGATTTATAAGGGTTATAAGCCATACTTGCACAGCATACATGGCAATGCTTCCGATAATAAGAATGCTACAGGAATAGAAATATGGACATCACATGGCGTGACAAAAAGCGATAAAATTGCCGAAATCTATTTTAATGAATACAAGTCAATAGGTTGGAAAATGCGTTCAGATTATTCTGACGAAGATAATGACAAAGAATCGAATTTTTATATTTTAAAAAATACCGAAATACCGGCTATACTCAGCGAAATGGGTTTTTATACCAATGAAGAACAAGCCATTAAAATGGCTAATGTGTCAACTATTATTGACATAGCAGGGAAAATGTTTACAGCACATTTAAAAGTAATTAAAAACAAGATTATATGAAAGCAAACTGGAAAAGTTATTATAAGCCCACACCGATATTGATGAGAAAAATTGGTGATTCGCTTTTAGCAGTAGCAACATTCGTGAGTACATATGCTATTACACAGAATTATAAAGTAGTGGCAATTGTTTCACTCATTGTCGGCAGTATTGGTAAATTTCTGACAAACTTTTTTGCTGATGATAATCTTCAGGATAATACTTTAAGCGAACAAAAAGATGAAAGCCAATAAAGTTTTATGGTCTATTTTGATTGCATTATTAGTGGCAGTTATTTACCTTTATTTTACAAACAATAAGGGGATTAAAGTCATTGATAATAATGTAATTACATTGCATCATAAAATTGATTCGCTTGAGCAGATTGTAAAGAATTACGATAAAGCCATTGATTCACTGATGATTGTTGGTGATAGATATTCTAAAGAGATAAGCAGAAGCAAAAGTAACATACAGGAATTAAAACTGAAATATAATGAGATTCTTAATGGTATTATTTTTATCAGTGCTGATTCCGTTGTCGGCTACCTGTCAAAAAGATACAAGTAAATATGTGATATGCTTTAATGAACGACAGGCAAGAATGATAATGGAAGACGTCATAGCTAAAGATTTGTGTCAATCTTTAGTAAAAAGCTATGAATCTGAAATTTATATGTATGATAGCCTGTTTGCAGCAAATCGTTCATTGATAACTAACTTATATGATAAAAACGAGGCTTTAAAAAAGGAGTTAGGAATAAAAGATTCTTTGATTTCTAAGCTGAATGTAAATGCCAATATAGCTGAAAGAGAGATTCAAAAGCAAGTAAATATAAGAACAGTAATAATGGTTTTTGCCATAATTATAATTTTATTGAAATGACAAGAGACGAAATAATAACGGGAGTAAAGGCCAGGATGGATGAATTAACTCTTGGCGAAGAAGAAGCAATATTGTACGTTGGTGACAATATTGAAAAACCATTATACACAGTGATTGATGTAATAATTGATGAATGTGGGCATGATATTTTAAGAGTGGCGCCGTTGCATTTGTGTCCAAGAAAATCAATTGACCCTGCAACAATGACAATTAATATTAAAGACAAGGTAGCTTATATTCCTGTTCCCTCAGATTTTTTACGATTGGCATTTATACAATTTATAAACTGGGAAAGACCGGTTACAAAAACCATTACTATTGAAAGCCTTGAGTATTTATTACAGAAAAACAAGTTTACACGTGGAGGACTTAGTAAACCGGTTGTGGCTATAACTAATGATAGCGAAACGGGAGAAATGGTTTTAGAATGTTATACGGTTGGAGACCTTACAGTAAATGACAAACCGATACTGATTTATGTTAGAGCTGTAACTGTTGAAGAAATAGGAGATATTCTATTGAATGCAGTCATGTGGCATTGTGCATCGAAAGTTTTGAATATCATGGCGAGGCTAAATGAATCGGTTGCAGCCGAACAAAGAGCAACTGAAATCTTAAAAGCATTGATGATATGAGCATGTTTACAGAACTCGTCAATGAATTTACAGCACTCATAGAGGCTGTATTTGAAAAGAAGGTGCAGGAACGCAAAATCAATGCACCGGAAATGGCATCGTCATTGGACGAGTTTGAAAATATTTACATGCAGGATTACGATGGCGATGAGCCTATTGAACAAGGTTTTTTCAGAACTTTTTTACATTGGCTGGAACAATACTATGACTATCATAGAAATTACGATTCAGTAGATACGATTACCAAGATAAAATGGTTATCAGCGAATCCTGTTACAAATCCGAATAACGGTGAAATACCAGCTGTTGTAAAAAATCTTGTATTAACTGGTGCCGGAGTAAAGCCAACTGTACCCAACCCAGATACAATGCTACCTTTTGAGATGAGCTGGGATTTGGGAAGTAACATTCTGGAAGGGCAATTCGCATACAATAGCACAGATAATAAATGGTATTACAGGAAAGGCAATCAAATCCTTGAACTTAAAGCAGGGTTAAATCTTTCAACCTCTGACATAAGTAATCTTGATACAACGCTAAACAACTATAATGTTCGTATAACGTCAGCAGAAGGGAATATAACCAACCTGCAAAATTCTGTAAATGGTATAAATACAACATTATCTAACGTACAAACCACAGTAAATAATCAAGGGAATAGTATTAATAGCCTTCAGACGAATGTAAATAATATTCAAACTAACTATTTACAAAAGGCTGAAGCACAAAATCTGTACTCATTAAAAGACCACAATCACGATTTAGTATATGCTACCATAAGCAATCTGAATCAATTACAGGATAAAATTTTTGATGAAACAGGAAATTATTTTGACCCAATCAATATAAAACCACTTACGATTGAAACAAAGATGCTACGTACCGGTAGCAAATCAGAAATGTTTCAGGTGAGTGGCGCCCTGTTCATAACAAATATGGACTATTGGGCAACCCCACCAGTTAAGAATGAAAATATACTGAGTATCATTTGTTCAAACGCAAAGCTCACTCATTTACAGTTTTATAATTCACAGACTGGACAAGATGAAGTAAAATCATGGAACTTGACAGCCGGCAAACCGCAAGGAGAAACACAGGATGGACGATGGGCAAATTTAGATAGTGGAACTGCATACTACATTTATGCACTTTGCAGCAAATCTGACAATACTGGACAGATTATACTCGATGCTTTGCCAAGACAGGTTGAAAATGATTCAAATACAGCTTATTACTTTTTCCTGATTGGTGTTTTGCATACGCCGGTAAATGGTGTAAGGGCAATAAGTTTGACTTACGGGCAAACAGCTATCAATGGTAAATTTATTAAAACCGGTAAAATTGAAAGTCTTGATGGTCAGACATATTTTGATTTGGACAATGGAATCATAGGAGGCAGGATAACGTTTCTTCCGGGTTCAGGTGGTTATTCAAATTTATCAGACAAACCAAATTCTTTAACCGACATAAATTCAACAGAGGGCAACAAACTGGCTGGCATTGCTGATGGAGCAGATAATACAAAGACGACTATTGATGGCGGTCTTGTAACAACCGGTAAAATAATACTTCAGGATGGTGCATCGGTACAAAAAGCAGGTATAACGGCAGAAGGTTCAGGAGACAGTCAAGTAAGGATATGGGCTGGTGCCACTTACAACAACCGCAGCACAGCGCCTTTTAGAGTTTTACAGGATGGTTCAATGTATGCAACAAAAGGGACAATTGCCGGTTGGAATTTAGCAGCAGATGCACTTTATACTGGAACAAAATCATTGGCAAGTGGTTATAACCCTAATACAGCAATTACTATTGGCGCTGATGGCTCAATTCACACAAGGAATTTTTACATTAATTCAGATGGTACTTTAGGTTTTAGAACATCGGTTTTAGGGAAAAGGATTGAAATTGATTCTATAAACAATAAATTCACATTATATGCGAATGATGGTGTAAGTTATATTGAAATAGACGATACAGTTGGAAGTTATAATTACCCAATAATACATATTGCATACGGCACACATAACAATAGCTATTTAACAGGACTTGGTATAAGTGTTGAGGATACTAATATAGGCACACTATTTTATTGGTTTGCTACAAAACCATTTTTATATACAATGGCAACACCATTGGTTATAAAAGGGTTACCATTGAGAAACAGAGATTCTGGAGATTGGGCTAATGTTAATGTAAGGGTAAGCACAGGGGAAGTTTATTTAACAACAGATGACTAACAATGGCAGAATTATATCCAAATAAAATAAAGGTTCTTATAGGGGTAAACTTGGCAGGAGAGTTACCCGAGCCGATAGATTTGCCAGAAAATGACCCAAATTACAAGAAAAATTATTTACAAGACGGTGAATGGGCACATAACATTACAAATGGGATATATTATCAAAGAGTTGGAGAAGACATTTATTCAACATATAACCCTGAATTTGTTTTCGATTCTACGCACCCACAGAGATGGAACGAAACAAAAGCATATTCAGAAGGAGAAATTTGTGCTTTAGAGATTGATGGTCTTACGTATATTTTTTGGGCATTATCAGATATTGAGGCTGGTTTGTACCCAAAAGATAGACCAGATATTTGGTTTGATATGGCACAGATTGAAGTGCCAACCATACCGGAAGCAATAAAAGACCTTTCAGTTAACAGTGAAAATTACATCACTAAATCTGAAAAAGGTGCAGCAAATGGAGTCGCAACACTTGATTCTACCGGGCAAATACCGGTAAATCAAATACCATTGGATTTGCCTGCACTTGAAGATTATCTTACTACAAGCGAGGGTGATTTAAGATATGCTACACCGTCACATAATCATGATGGTATTTACACAAAAATTCAGGAGTTAGACGAATTAAAAAATGCAATCTTTGACCAAGACGGATACTTTACTGATAAAATAAGACCATTGTCAATTGAAACAGCATTATTATCTGTTGGTCAACGGTCATCTAACTTGACAATTGAGGGAGTTACTTTTGATGCCAATTATACAGGTGACAAATCAAAATTTAAAATAACATCAGTTAATGGTAAACTATACCATTTTTCAATCGAAGAAGAAATAAGGGAATGGAATGTAATTGATAACCTTATAACCGGTTTGGTTGACAATACTGCATATTACATATATGCTGTTTGTGACATTGGAGGGAATAATTGTGAAATTTTATTAAGTACTGAAAAATATAAAGTAACCAATGAAGATAAAGGAGATTACATTCATTATTACTTTTTAATTGGAATGCTTCATTCAGTAAGGAATGGATTTAGGGGAATATCAATGACTTATGGTCAAACTACCATTAACGGTCGGTTAGTTACTACCGGTAAAATACAAAGCCAAGACGGTCAAACATATTTTGACCTTGATGCCGGTGAAATTAAAGGCAAAATAGTGTTCCGGTCAGGATTGGATGATTCCCAAATTGAACAGGAAATAAATACAGCGCAGTCAACAGCAAATTCGGCACAGACAGCAGCCAACAATGCGCAGTCAACGGCGAACAGTGCTTTATCTACGGCTAACAATGCAGCTACACAGGCAGCAGCAATTGCACCTGATGACAGTTCGCTGAAATTACGGTACCGGTTTG